AAGCCTAAAAAGGAGGAGGTTTCTTAAGCGAGCCCCGGCCTGGGCGAGCTGTAATCGGCTCGGCCAGGCCGGGGCCACACAGTACACCCCTTGTTGTGTACTGTGCTAGGTGACACCAAACTGAGGGCGGTCAATGTCTAAAAGAAAAAAGCGAGGGCGCGTTACCATTGATAACGCTAATCGGAGATTGCCCCTCGATCATAATTACCGTCCTCTCGTGTCACCTATTCGTTCTCTTCGGCTCCAAAATTTCGAAGATCGCCGTCGCTGGCACCCCCTTGGTATTGCTGCTCCTGCTAAGTCGTTTTCGTCTCCGCGTCATCGATTGGTATTAACTGAGTCGTTAGGTCAATCTTCCGTAAAAAAATTAAATCGAAATCCGTTTGCCTCGCTCTCTTCTAAAATCTCTTTTAAGGCACCTGGTTCTGTCCTTGTCTGTGTTCGTCGTCGTCAACGTAGGGAGGTACTGCATGCTCTAAGAAAGGCTGGTAAAACCGGCCAGAAACGTCCTAGGCGTTCTGAATATTCTTCAATTTCATGTAAAAGGAAAAAGTAATGTGGACTGAAATTCTTCCGTTCGTCGCTAAAACTGGCATGGATTTTTGGGGCTCCAAAATGAATGCTGATGCTGTTCGAGAAGGCAATGCTCTCGCTCGGCTTTCTGCTCAAGAAAATGTTGCAAATCAAGAAAGGTTCGCTAAGGAAGGTATTCGGTGGAGAGTCGCAGATGCTAAGGCTGCTGGAATACATCCGCTCTATGCTCTCGGAGCTAATACTAATTCGTTTACTCCTGTGTCTGTTGGTCATACGCCTGATACTTCTATGGGTGATTTCGTAAAGGGCATGGGTCAGGATCTCACTCGGGCTGTGTCTTCTACTCGCACTGAAGCTGAAAAAGAAATGGCTGCTCTTCAGATTTCCTCCGCTAAGCTCGATGTGGAAGGTAAGTCTCTCGACAATCAAATTCGTGCGTCTCAACTTCAGAAGTTGTCGCTTGGCACCCCTTCGTTCCCGTCTACTAACTCGTCAGATGCTAATTTCATTCCTGGTCAAGGAAATTCTGGGCTTGTAAAAATTAAACCGTCTGAAAGGACTGCTTCTCAGCCTGGGCGTCTCGCCCAGGAAGCCGGGTGGCGCCCTGATGTTTCTTTCTCTCGTACTGATACTGGATTGGTTCCTATGGTGCCGGAAAGTCTTTCGGAATCTTTGGAAGATGACATTATTGGAAAACTGATGTGGCGTGTTCGTAATCAACTGGTCCCAAACATAACTGGTGGTGGAAAGCCAGCTAAATCTCAACTTCCTCGCGGTGCTTCTGATTGGTATTGGTCCCATGGTGGACAAGAATGGCGTCCGTCTTATAATGGTTCTGCTAGGGAACAAATGTTGTATTTCTTTAATAAATAAGGAGTGTTTATGGCTTTTCGTCGTCGTCGTGGTCGTTCTGGTTTTCGTCGTGGTCGTCGTTCGTTTCGCCGGGGCCGTTCCCGCGCTCGTGGTCTTCGTGTCGGCTTTAGGATGTAATGCTTTGTAAAAAACCGTTTCTTCGGGGGATTCAGCCTTTTGGCTGCGGTCAATGTCTCCCTTGTCGGATATCTCGGCGCCGCCTTTGGGCTCATAGATTGGTCCTAGAATCATATAAGCATTCCGCCGCAAGCTTCGTGACTCTAACCTATAAGCCCGAGGCTTTGCCTCCAGGTGGAACCTTGGTTCCTAAACATACACAGGATTGGTTGAAACGGTTACGTAAGGCTCTCGGACCTCGGGGCCTTCGTTTTTTTCTCGTGGGTGAATATGGAGAAGAATCTGGTCGTCCCCATTACCATGCTGCTCTATTTGGGGTTCGCCCTTGTGTTATGCCTCTTAATAAAAAGTGTTTATGGCATTGTGAAGATTGTAAGTTGGTTCACGATACTTGGGGCCAGGGCGTTACTCATAATGGTGAACTCACTCCTGACTCGGCTCAATATGTCGCTGGATATGTCACAAAAAAAATGACTTCCGATAAATCTGCTTTTCAAAGGGAATTCCTTAAAGGAAGATTTCCTGAATTCGCAAGAATGTCCCTTAAACCCGGGATCGGCTCGTTGGCTGTTTCGGATCTTGCAAATGTTCTCGTGTCGGAGCATGGTGCTTCGTCAATTATAGAAAGAGGTGATGTTCCGTCGGTACTTCAACATGGTAAAAAAAAGCTGCCTTTGGGCAGATATCTCAAAAGGAAACTCCGTGAAGAACTCGGTTTCAAAGAAATTGGGGCTCAAGAAAGTACGCTCCTCGAACTACAAGTCGAAATGTCTGTGTTGTTCGAAGATGCTCTCTCTAATCCGGAAAATAAGAGTAAATCGCTTAAACAAATCTTGATTGATATGAATAAGCAAAAAATCGCAAATCTAGAATCTAAATCTAAAATATTTGATAAAAGGAAAAGTCTATGAAGCGGTCCAAGTTCTCGCTCTCTAATACTAAGTTGTGTTCCATGAACATGGGTAATCTCGTTCCGATTGGGCTCACTGAGGTGCTTCCTGGTGACTCGTTTCAGCATTCTACTTCTGCGCTCGTGCGCGTTTCGCCTCTGCTTGCTCCTATCATGCACCCTGTACACGTTCGGATTCACCATTGGTTCGTCCCTCACCGTCTTGTCTGGCAAGACTGGGAAAATTTCATTACTGGTGGACCTGATGGGAATAACAATTCAACCTTTCCTACTATCTCGACTGGTGGCTCTGGTGTAGCCATTGGTTCTCTCGCTGATTATCTTGGGGTTCCTCCTGGTCCCGCTAATATGGCCGTCTCGGCTCTCCCCTTTCGTGGGTACGCCAAAATATGGAATGAGTGGTACCGCGACCAAGACCTACAAACTGCTCTCACGATTGATGAAACTGATGGTACTGACTCCACTACTAATACCGCGCTTCAAAACTGTGCTTGGGAGAAAGATTATTTTACGTCGGCCAGGCCGTGGGCTCAGAAAGGCGCGGAAGTCACTATCCCATTCGGGGATGAAGCTCCTGTAACTGGTATCGGTAAACAAACTCAGAACTATTCGGCCGGCCCTATCGCTACTTATGAAACTGGTGGGTCCGCTTCTAGGAACTATGCCTCGGGTCGTACTATTGTTGGTGGTTCTGCAGATACAAATTTCAATGTCGAAGAAGATCCAAATAATTCTGGCTTTCCTAATATTCGTGCAGACCTCTCCGCTGTTGCTCCGTCGGTTATCGAGTTTCGTGAAGCTTTTGCTTTGCAACGTTATCAAGAGGCTCGCGCTCGCTACGGATCTCGGTACTCAGAATATCTTCGCTATCTTGGGGTTAAGTCTTCGGATGCTCGGCTTCAACGTCCTGAATATCTCGGCGGTGGCAAGCAGACCGTTCAATTTTCTGAAGTTATTCAGACTGGTGTGACAACGGATGGTGATGATTCTGAAGGCGTCGGAAATCTTAAAGGCCATGGTATCGCCGCCATGCGGTCTAATCGTTACCGGAAATTCTTTGAGGAACATGGGTACGTTTTCACCTTGATGTCTGTGAAACCGAAAACTATGTACGTCCAAGGGCTCCCGAGGACTTGGAACCGTCGTACTAAAGAGGATTTTTTCCAAAAGGAACTTCAGCATATCGGCCAACAAGAAATCCTAAAAAAAGAAGTCTATGCTGGCGCTGCGTCTCCTGACTCTACGTTCGGCTTCCAGGATCGGTACGATGAGTATCGTCGGGCTGAATCCACGATCGCTGGTGATTTTCGGGATACGCTTGACTTCTGGCACTATGCTCGTATTTTCGCTTCTGAACCGTCTCTTAATGCTGATTTTGTCAAAGCTAATCCAACTGATCGTGTTTATGCCGTTCCGTCCGAGGATGTTCTCTGGGTTATGGCTAAGCATCAAATTCACGCTCGCCGTCTCGTCGCTGCTTCGGCTGGCTCTCATATTTTCTAGGAGGTTATAATGTCTGTTCGTGAAAAAGTGTCTGCGTTTCTTCGTCGTCGTCCTGCTTGTAATCGTGCTGAGGTTTTAGATCCCACTCCTGTGGCGATGCCGGTCGGGTTTTCTCGTCCGCCATCAATGCAAGAGCTGATAGCTCGTTTGGTAGATAAAAGGTTTCAGCAACAACTATCCGAGTCTGGGTTTGAGACAATTGATGAAGCTGAAGACTTCGATATGCCTGATGAGTTTGAACCGTCGTCCCCTCACGAGCTCGTGGTTGATGAGCATTCCGGTAGGGAGATGCATAAGGCTCAACGTGATGAGCTAAATTTCTCTCGTGGAGAGTTCGATAAGCTGATGAAGGCCAAGTCCAAACAGAAAAAGTCGGACTTCGTGGAGGAGGAACCTAAGCCTAAAAAGGAGGAGGTTTCTTAAGCGAGCCCCGGCCTGGGCGAGCTGTAATCGGCTCGGCCAGGCCGGGGCCACACAGTACACCCCTTGTTGTGTACTGTGCTAGGTGACACCAAAC